AATGTTTTTGGTGTAGTTTCAACAAGACCAGCTTATGCTATGAATGCCGGTGCAGGTAACAGCGATTCACATCCGTATGTTGCAATGACAGGAAGATGTCCTGTTAGAGTATCAGGCCAAATTGAAAAAGGACAAAGATTGGTCGCAAGTTCAATTAAAGGTACTGCAAGAGCAGTAGCTAATAGCGAAACAATTACTCCATTCCATGTTATTGGTAGAGCTTTAGAAAGCAAAACTGATGACGGTATTGGATTAGTAAATTGTGTCGTAAGAACAAACAACTAATAAATTACATACTTTTTAATAACTAAAGGGCGGTTTCAAATCGCCCTTTTTTTATGGGCAGATAAATACTAGTACTGCTGTCAGCCGGCAAAGATAAAGAGGCTGTGTGTAATGTATTGTTACACTAACATATTAAAGGAGACCTAGAGTTATGGCTATAGGCCGTATATCTGGATCAGTACTAAAGTCTAACCTTACAAGGAACGGTACCGATCTGGCTTTTGAAACAAACCTACTTTATCTTGACGTCACGAATACTCGTGTAGGTATAGGTACTTCTTCCCCATCAGCATTATTAGACGTAAACGGAACAATCAATACAACATCAATAACAGGACTAACTTCGTTAGGTATTACAGGTACCGGTGTATCTGATGCATTATTAACATTAACTACTACAGAAGCAAGTAGTTCAGCAAGTCCAATTATAGCATTAAAAAGAAATAGCGGAAGTCCAGCAGACCAAGACAAACTAGGTCAACTATCATTTTTAGGTGAAAACGATAACGATCAAGAAGTTGAATATGGAAGAATATATTCTTCTATCTTTGATGCATCTGACGGAACTGAAGATGGAAAAATACAAGTTCAAGTAATGAAGGCTGGAACTCTTTCAAATTCTGTGCGTTTTGAGTCTGAAGGAATATTTTTAAACACATCAAACACTATTATTTTTGAAGGTGCAACTGCTGACAATTACGAAACTACATTAACAGTAGTAGACCCAACTGCAGATAGAACAGTATCTTTACCCAATGCTACAACAACGTTAGTAGGTACAAATACTACAGATACACTTACAAATAAAACATTAACATCTCCTTCAATAAATGGTGCGTATACACTTCCAACATCAGATGGTAGTAATGGACAAGTAATACAAACTGATGGGAGTGGAACACTATCATTTGCAGAGTCAGGTGGTGGCGGTGGTGGAAACAACACAGCAGTAAAACAATTTAATTACTACAAACTTACAACAACGTCAGCAGTTATAGATGAATTTGATTTAGACGAATATAGAGGTGCTGTTTATGATGTTACAATGGAAGATCATGACAATTCATTAATTGGTCATGTAAAAGTTTCTGTTGTACACAATGATTCTACTCCTTATATTTCTGTATATGATGTAAATGAAGACAGTACAAACATAGTTAATTTTACTGCGGCAATATCTGGAGATATGTTACAACTATCTGGTTCAACACAAAGCTCTACACATACAAATTTAAGAATTTATAGAATTGCATTAGGTGATCATCATGAGACAGTTGCAAATACAAACTCAAAAATTATAGCAACAAGCACAGCAATTAGTTCTAGTGCAACAACATTAGATCAATTTACAAAAACAGATATACAAGCGGCAAAATATATTATATTAATTAAAGATGGTACTGCAGGCGATTATCAAATTTCAGAAGTAAGTTTAACCCACGATGGCACAACTGTATATTTTAATGATTATGCTAAAGTATCATCTAGAAGTGATTATTCTGTTACTTTTGCATCAACAATTTCATCTGCAACTTTAACATTAACAGCGGCATCAACAGGAAATACAAATGGTACTGCAATATTATACAGACAAGATTTAGGATCTAAAACAAAATTAGGTGAAGTTGATAATACACTTTACGGTAAGAAAAGTGATATTGACTCTTCAACTGAAACTATTGATTCATTTGATGTATTTAAATACAGATCTGCAAAATACTTTATCAATATAGGACACTCTGGAGATACTGCATATCAAAATTCTGAAATAACCTTAACTGTTAATTCAGCAGGTTCAGATGCAACTATAAGTGAAAGTATTGTAAGAACTGGTACAACAACATTAGGAACATTTTCAGCAGACGTATCTGGAGGAAAAGCAAGATTAAGAATGTCTGGTACGTCAGCAAATAATGTAATTTATTTTGCAAGATTGGCAATGGAAGCCAAAAATATTTACAGAGCAAACGCACAAACATCAGATGATTTGTTTATTACACACAACAATATTAAACTAAAAGCAGAAATGCTTGATTTATCTGGTGCTACTGGATCATTAAAACTACCATCAGGTACTACTGCACAAAGGTCATCGGGTGAAGTTGGTATGCTTAGATATAACACATCAACAAGTACATATGAAAGATATGATTCTAGTGGTTGGACAGCAATTACAACAACTACTTCAACATCAGATTTAAGTGATACAACAACAGGAAATAAAACTTCTATTGGAACTTCTGCAACAACTATTGACAGCTTTGAAGAAACTGACTTTGATTCAGCATTTTATCTTGTAGTAACAAGAGACGAAATTAATGAAGAAACTGCCACAGATCAAATAAGTTTAGTACACAATAATACAACGGCATTTGTTGCATCAGGTGGTGGTATTAGATCAGGAGATAATGATCATTTAACATATACAGCAGACATTAGTGGTAGTACAGTAAGATTAAGAGGTACAGGATCATCTGCTGTAAACTCAATAAAATATTTTAGAATTGCAATGGGCGATAATACAACGGCTACGTCATCAGGTAAAACTGCAATTGTATTAAACACTGACGTTGATAGTGCCGTAGAAAATATAGATACTTGGGCAAAAGGCTCTTATAGAGGTGCAAAATATTATATTAGTGCAAACAATACAGGAAAAACTGAATTACAAAATATAGAATGCGTAGTTACTCATAATGGTACAACTGCTTATATAACAACTTACAATGACATATACACAGGTAATAATCCATTAGTAACATTAACAGCAGATATTAGTGGAAGTGATGTAAGATTACGTGCATCAGGAAACGAAGCAAATACCGGTGTAAAAATGTACAGAATTTTATTAGGAGATTCAGAATCAGATACATCTGGTGACAACACAAAAGTTATTGGTGCAGTAACAGTATCATCTTCGGCAACAGCACTAGATACATTTTCAAGCGATTCATACACAGGTGCTCATTATCTTATAGTTGGTTATAATTCAAGTGAATCTGGCACACCAGCATCAGTTTCAGAAGCATATGTAGTACACGATGGAACAACAGCTTACGTAAGTTCAGGACCAATTGTAGCATCAAAAGGTACAGATCAATTAACATTTACAGCGGCATTATCAGGTACAACTGTAACATTAAACGCATTAAGTACAAGTGGTGGATCAACAACTGTTAATGCTTATAGAACACATATAAAAAGAGAAGCGGCAGGGGCCTCAACATCATTACAAGTTTTAACAAATACTGCTCAAACAATTTCTGGTGCAAAAACGCACACAGGAACCGTTACGTTAAATGATAGTGTTAAATTAAAGTTAGGTACCGGTGGTGATTTAGAAATTTATCATGATGGTAGCAACAGTTACATCGATGACGCAGGTACAGGTACAATATTTTATAGATCAGGCACACAAACATTTCAAAATGCCGCTGGTTCAAAAACAATGGCTGTTTTTAATGCGGCAACTTCTGTTGATTTAAATTATAACAATAACACAAAATTTCAAACATCAAATACTGGTGTTTCATTAACTGGTGTTATGGCAATGGCAGTTGAGTCTGGTGACCCATCTGGTGTGGCTAACAATGCTCATATATACGCTAAAGACGATACGTCAAGTGCTGAAGTATATGTAAGAGACGAAGCAGGTAACGTTACAAAACTTTCACCGCACAATAAACAAGGTGAATGGGAATACTTCTCAAGAAATACTAAAACAGGTAAAACTGTTAGAGTTAATATGGAAGAAATGATTAAAGATATTGAAAAACTAACAGGTAAAAAATATATTAAGGAGGAATAATGCCAAAACGATATAGTTTAATGAAAGTAGAAGACGACGATGCTGATAATAAACCAGTAACGGATAAAGACGGTGACTTTCACAAAAAACAAGTATTAGAAAAACTTGTTGTAAGAAATACATCCACTAGTGAAAATAATATATTAATGATCACTAGAGCAGATTCTTCTGCGGCCGGTCCTCATATGACTATGGAAAGAATTTCCGACAGTCCAGCAAAAGGCGATATATTAGGAAAAATACAATGGAAAGGCAGAAACTCCGATGGTGATCCTATACGTTATGCAAGTATTGATACTAAAATTAGAGATGCAAAAAAAGGAACAGATGATTCTGCTTTAGTTTTTACTACAAGAGTTGGTGGACAACACAAATCAATGTTAATCGTACAAAACGATGGCGTAATTGTTCACGTAGATAAACCTGTAATATTACAAACAACAGGATATAAAAAAACTAGATTATTTGGTACCAATGCAACTGCAAGAAGAGATATTGAATTTCCTGATCAAAGTGGTACTGTAATGGTTAATGAATCAGGAAAAGTTATGGCTAAAGATTTGCCAACAAGCGATCCTAACAACGAAGGCCAACTTTGGAACGACAACGGAACAGTTAAAATTAGTGCTGGATAATGGGCTGGGTTTATTTTTTATTAATATTATTTGTCGTAATGGCTATTACGTTTTCATCAATTTAAGTTATTAAATCTAAAATAGTTTGAAGTTTACCTTTAATTGCTTTATTATTAAGAGTATTTCGTAAACCTGCGTGTAAATTTTTTGGCCAACACTCAAACGCAGTCCAACAATATCCTGAATGTTCTTTGTTTAATTTTGGTATAAATTCACTATCGACTGCAATCAAATATGTATTAAAATAAAATTTTTCATCATTCGACGTAAACAATTCTAAAGGAATTACTTTTTTAAATTTTGCTGTTTCTCCAACTTCTTCTATAATTTCTCTTTTTAAACCTTCAAATGCTGATTCGGTAAACCGTGATCTACCTCCTACTAATCCCCATGTACCTCTGGTTTTAAAATCTGTTCTTTGTAAAAACAAAAATCTTTTAGTATTTGTTGAATAAAACAAAGCACCTGAACAAATAATATTACGTTGCATTCTATATTATAACAATTTATGTTAAATTAATCAAGGAGTTGTTGCGTCTGCAGAAGGATCATATGCTGTAGAACCACCACCTAAAACAAGTGTCCATTTACCTTGTGTATAAATGCCTTCATAAGATTTAACCCAATCCGTACCATTAAATCTGTATTGTATTCCGGTATTTTGGTTGGTAACATAGTGTTGTGTTGAATCTGGATTTGAAGCATCAAATACTACTCCCCATTTACTTGTGGTAGAATTATATTCAATTATATCATTAGTACTAGCTCGTAAATTACCCCAATTAGTTGCATCAAAAGTATTTGTAGAATCACCTATTTCATTAGTAATTAAATATCTATCTGCATTTTGAGGACTAGTTACGGTAAATGTTAATGGATTAATTATTTTTTTAACTGCTGTAAGTGAATTTGCAGGAATAGTATCCGAATCAATACTAAACATTAAAATTGTATCATCTAAACTAGACGTTGCAATTGTTCCAACAATTTCATTTCCATTTTCTTGTTGCAATTTAATTTGTGAAATTCCATTTTGTATTACTCCATACTTGTTGATTATAGTATGCCAATTAATAGGTGGACCAAAATTTGCAAATACATCAAATTCTGTAGGTGTATTGGCACCTGTATAGTAACCATCTCCTGCCATTGCACTATCAACGTGGCCAGTAGAACCTAATAATCTTAATTGAGCTCCAACTAATAATACTGAATAATTTTCAGGTGTAACATAACTTTTTGATATTAAAGAACCATCTATTAATCCTTTTGTCATTCCGCCATCATCATCATAAATGCTCATAATAATTTTTTCTATAACACCTAATTTTGATACTTTAACTGGTGGAGATAACCAAATTGGCATAGAAAATGTCATTGTTGCAACATCTATTTCGGTGTCTGCTCCTATTGGAATGGTTCTTGATGAAAATGTTATACCCGTTATTTCTACATAACTCAAACTTGTCCAATCAATAAAATTATCTGATTTTTGTATTTCAAAATCTGGATTAAACAAATATAAAATTTGTTCCATTATTTGTAATTTTTGATCTGTATTTGATGACCAAATATCAGCTGTAACATTAAGTCTAAATGGCGAAGGCATAACTTTTTCAACTGTATAACCTGCTCCTAATTTATTTGTATACTGCTTTGTAGCTTCGTCGTAATGTCTTTCTTTTAAATGTTGTTTTTCTATATGATAAGGATTTTGCATTCTTTCTCTATCATAATCTAAACTATTAATGTATGCGGCAATTCTTGGTGCATATTGTAATGCGTTTTCTGAATTATTTCTTATAATATTTGCAACTTGTCTTGTCATATCTCCATATACAACCGGAACTGGTCTTAAATTTACAGTATCATCTTTACCTTTTCCTGTTTCCACAGAAAAATTACTCAAAATTCTTATAAATTGAGTTAAAAATTTTCTAATTTGCCCTTCGTAAAAATGTAACATTAATTGTCAGCCTTTGGTTTTAATGCATTTGATAATGCTTGTCTTTGGTCTACTGTTAATCCATTTATTGTAGTTGTTCCTGATGTATTAACAAATTTAGTTTTCCACGACGACCTTGTATTATCGTTTGTTGTAGTTAGTCTTATTGCATCTTCTATTTTAATCCATCTGGTTCCGTCATATTTGAATAATCTATTTGGTAGGTAATCTGTTCTTAAGAAGTAATCACCTTTATTATAATTACTTGGAAATGACGTTCCAAAGCCTGCAGGATATCCATTTGGCGCAACTCCATCACCATCATAATAAAAACCATAATGTGAACTAGCTGGTTGATCTATTGTTGAATTTATTGGTTTATCTGAACTAATTCTTTCTGTAGAATTTACATTATCAGTTCTAACATTACCTCTTTCATCTATAGGAGTAACATAATATTGTTTATAATTAAATCCTGATTTAGGTGCATCTTCTTCTGCTTGATTTACAACTGCATCATTAATTTGTTTTTCTTTATTATACGTACTCATGTAACTTGCTAATGAGCCTGTAGTTGTTGCGTCACCTATAATATCTCTAAATTCTTGTGCGTCAACTAGTGTTTTCAATTTTAATCTTAATAAATGTGGCCACCAGGTTTGACTGAATCCTTCTGCCGCTCTGTTTACATCTTCGATAACATAATATCTTTTAAGTGCAATTGGTATAGTTTCATCTAATGAAAAATCATCTTTCATATGTGGGAATTCTATAACATCACCTGACATTGGTTTTCTACCCAATCTTTCAACAGCATCATTTAAATGTACTGTCAAAAATATAGTATCATTTTGTAAAAACATACCAAATTGTGATAAATTAAAATCAACATCAGCAACATTATAGATACCTCGAAGTGTATAAATGTCTGATGCATATCTTCTATCTCTATTTTCTAGAAATAATAAATCTTGTATAGTTCTTTCATTTAAACTATCGCCTGAATATTGTGGTAGTGTAGGAGATGACGCTCCATCCTTATTAGTATCACCTTGATCATATGGGCCTAAATATTTGTGAAAAAATAAGTCTGTTCCGCCAACTTGAAACATTTCGTTTATAGTACGGTCAAAAAACTTATAATCGTTTCCTTTTTCTGGTTTATATATTGACAATCTTGGCATATTATCTATATTTATAGATATATCATAACCGCTAAATATGTGTATGTCAGAACTACAAACAGGTCAACAAGAAGTATTTGAATACGTTAAAGCAAACCTAGGAGAGGGTATGATTGACGTTGAATTAGACCCTAAACACTATCAAGTAGCATTAGAAAGAGCTATAAACAGATATAGACAAAGATCGTCTAATGCTGTGGAAGAATCTTATGCTTTTTTGAAGTTAACAGAAAACCAAAATACTTACATTTTACCTGACGAAGTAATTAATGTTAGAAAATTATTTCGTAGAACGGTCGGCTCTCGTACAGAAGGTGGCGAAGGCGGAACACTTTTTGAACCGTTCAATCTTGCATATACTAACACATACTTGTTAAGAGCAGGAGCAACTGGGGGTCTTGCAACCTACTATGCTTTTGCATCTTATCAGGAATTAATTGGAAAATTGTTTGGGTCTTTTATACAGTTTCATTATGATGTAGCAAACAAAAGACTTACAATTACACAAAGACCACGTGCAGATAACGAAACCATTTTAATGCATACAGATAATTTCAGACCTGATATAACACTTTTTAAAGACATATATTCAAAACCATGGTTAAGAGATTACACATTAGCAATATGTAAAGTAATGTTAGGTGAAGCAAGAGGTAAATTTAATACTATTGCTGGTCCGCAAGGTGGTACAACTCTAAACGGTGCTGATCTAAAACAGCAAGGAGTTGCTGAAATGGAAAAACTTGACCAAGAAATTAACAATTTCGCGGAAGGTGGCACACCACATAGTTTTGTTATAGGTTAATTCATTATCAAAACATTTTAAATATCCATGAATGAACGAGGATCGTTGTAAGAGATATTCTGACTGTACGTTAGATGAATTAGCAGATATTGTCCAAGATTTGGAAAATATGTCACATCAAGCGAACAAAAAACCTGATATACATAAACTTATATTAGAAGCTGTAATAGAGTGCAAAAAAGAGATAGAAAAACGTCTCAAAAAATAGTATAATCAATTAATGTTAATAGGATTAGTAGGACTAATTGGGTCTGGTAAGGATACCGTTGCAGAACGATTAGTAACACATCACGGATATAAACGAGATAGCTTTGCAAAAAGTTTAAAAGATGCTGTTAGTTCAATGTTTAATTGGGATAGAGAAATGCTAGAAGGCAATACTACATCTAGTAGACATTGGAGAGAACAACCTGATAAATTTTGGAGTGAAAAAATGGGTAAAGAAGTTACACCAAGAGTAATA